TATTGACATTGAAGGCGATCCTTCTGAATCTCCGTCTCCAGTTGCTCCGTCAGAAGGTGGGTCGCAACCTGTTGTTGTAGAGCAGGAAGAGATTACCGCTACCGTAAAGAAGACTCGGAAACCAAAAGCCAAGAAAACCGAATGAGTTTCACAAAGAAATCTGATTGGCTTTACTACGCACCGGCAAACGCTGCTGGTGATCCTGCTACCGTTCAGATCTTCGATCAGATTGGCGAAGATTGGTACGGTGGAAGCGGTCTATCTGCAAAACAGTTTTCGGATGTACTTAACGAGATTGGCAACGGTCCGCTGCTTGTAGAGATCAACTCTCCCGGTGGTAACGTCTGGGATGGTTTGTCGATCTACAATCAGTTGCGCGGTCGCAAAGCTCCAGTGACCACTCGGGTTGTTGGCATTGCGGCTTCCATTGCGTCAATTATCGCTCTTGCCGGTGATCGCGTAGAGATGGCTGACGCTGCTCTGATGATGATCCACGATCCGTCAGGTATGGCTTCTGGTACTTCCGAGGATATGCGGAAGATGGCTGAGGCTTTAGATCAACACGCTGAGGTGCTTGTTGGAGTGTACAATAAGAAGACCGGACGCTCCGCTGAGTCTATTCGCGCTGCGATGAAAGCGGAAACTTGGTTTACCACCGCTGAGGCTCTGGCTTTTGGTCTAGTAGACAAACCCATCAAACAGCTTGCAATGGCCGCAAAATGGCATCCTCGCGCTGTCACCAAGACGGCTCCTGAGACTGTCAAAAACAACCTCCGTCGAGGTCTTGAGCAATACGAGGAAGGTCTTGCTGGTGATGGTTTAGAGCCAGCAACTGTTACCGATGCTAAATCGCTGGTTGCAGGAGAGGCTCCTACCGAAAACAAGATCCGCAAAGCTAACGCTTGGTGGGGACGCAACGACCGATTCTTGGAAGCAGAACCTAATACTCCTGCGGATGTAGCGGCAAACCTCTGGGGAGGTGCTGCTGGACGCGATTGGTTCTCTGCTCTTTTTGCTCAACTAGAAGAGCCGTCTGATACCAATACAGACAAAACACTTTAGACTGATGGCGAAAAAACCATCAACGATTCTGGCGTGGACTCCACGCCGCAACCAACACAACAACCCGACACAAATATGTCCGATACTGCTACTACTGTGACGGCTGCGGCTGCTCCTGCCGCTCCCGTTGATCTGTCCGCGATTCTTGCGAAGCTCACCTCGTTGGAGGCTTCGATGAAATCAAACACCGCCGCTCCCGCTCCTGATCCGGTTCGTCCCGTGATTCAGAACTTGGGCAACCCTCTGCTGGAGAAGCATAAGTCTCTCCGCGCTGGTGCAGAGCGTAAGAGCTTCCTCATTGAGAATCATGGTGAGTTGCTGCGTCAGTCCGCGATGATCGCTCCTCAGAACGCGAATACTTTCGCTGCTGGCTTGGTTGTCGATTATCTCGCTGATGCGGTTATTACTGTTGCTACCACTAAGCTCGCGATGATCGCTGGCTTTACGCGCAACGTTGGCTTGGACAACTTGCGTCCCCGCGCTACCGTTCAGGTCAAGAAGTTCACCACTGGTGATGCGACTGTTGATAACGCTACCAACTTTGAAGATGGCGCTGCTAACCAGTCCACGCTGGCTGCTACCTCGGTGACTGTTAATCAGATCACCAAGAGCTTTACCGTCACTCAGCAGGAGTTGAATCAGGGTTTTGCTATCAGCGACTTGGCTCAGGGTTCTGCTGAGATCTTTGCTCTTGGTATTAGCAAGAAGGTCACGGCTCAGATGACTGCCGCGCTGTTTGGTGCTGGTACTGTCATTGGTACTGCTGCCAACTTTGATTCTAGCGATCTTCCCGCGATCTTGGCTCTGGCTAAGAATTACCGCCAGAAGTTGCTGCTGCTGGACGGTGGACACTTGGCCCGTTTGATGTTCTCCGGTCAGTTGACTGCTGCCGCTGGAACTAATCCGTTCCCTGATTCGCGTTATGGTCCGTTGAACAACGGCTATTTCGGCTTTGCGAACATCTTGGAGCAAAACGATTATACTGGTGCTATCGCTAACACTGCTGGCTTCGTTTGTGGTCAGGACGCTATCGCGATTGCGAGCGGCTTGCCGGTTGGAATGATCGCTGGCGAGTTCGTTGAGCAGCGCACTGTTGAGTTGAGCAATGGTCTGTCTGTGTTGCTCTCTGTGTGGTATTCCCGCTCTACCCGCGCTCATATGGCATCTTACGATATCATGTTTGGTGCGGCTGCTGCGGATACTACGCAAGCTGAGGTTCTGATCACCGCTTAATCCTTTAGGATATGCGTATTGCAACAACCATAGCAGTGGACAAGACCGGCAAAACTAAATTGCTGGCTGGTCCCGAAATTGATGCGACTCTCCAGCGCACTAATTTCAACACTGTTTCTGTTCCTGAAGGAGGCAAGCTCATCCTGTGGGTACAGGGAGCCTTAGCACCGAAGATTCGTAAGGGTTAACAAACCAAAACTGGGAGGGTCACTAGACACGCTGGTGACCCTCCCTTTAACCGAAACACAATTTTATGGCCGTTCAAGCAGACATTTCAACCGAGTACAGCATGGGCCGCGAGGGCTTTGCGCTGGTGACTACAACCGCCGCTCAGACCGGCAACTGGTCTGGCTTGATTCCGACCGAGCCAACAGTGTTTACGTCTATCACCGGCTACCAGATCTCTGGCACTTGGACATCCAAGACGATCCCTGCTGGCCTACCGCTGGTGGGTAATATCACTGGATTTCAGATCTCATCCGGTTCTGTTGTGGCTTTCCTCGCTCGCAGCTAATGATCTCAATCGGCATAGCACTCAATCGGTTGTTCTCCGGCCAAGCCGGTGGCACTGACGCACCAGTGCTGCGCCGTGATGTTCTGCAAGAGGACGACTTTTTCGTGCTGCAAGAAGACGGCAGTGGAAAACTCGTTATCACGTTCGGAACTTTTGATTCCCTTCTGCTAGAGGATGCTGACTTCCTCTTTCGGGAGGACGACGGAAAACTTCAAATTCAATCAAACTGACCTATGGCAGACTCAAAGATTACAGCACTAACAGCCTTAACGGCTGCCGATCCAGTCAACGATATGTTTCCGGTGGTCGATGTCTCTGACACGACGATGGCGGCATCTGGTACGACAAAGAAGATCAGCGTCAACAACATCCTCGGAGCATCCGGCACCGCCACCCTCGCCTCCGCCACCATCACCGGCGCGGCTACGGTGGGAACGACGCTGGGAGTTACTGGTGCTACTACACTCGCTTCGGTAGGTGTTACTGGAGCAGCTACGGTGGGGACGACGCTGGGTGTGACTGGCGATTTTTCGGTTGGCACCAATGCGCTAAAGGTTTTCCCTGCGACTAACCGAGTCCTGATCAATCAGAGCACAGCACTTCAGGGGACTCCGCTTGAGATTTCCGCTTTATCTGCAGGTGCTGACGCATTATCACTGTTTGGTCGAGCGTCTGACAATCAATCGGCCATTACGTTTCGAGCTAATGGTGCAGCAACTATAAAAGCTCAAATCCTTGGGGGTGACACTGGATTTGTGTTTGGCACCGCAGGTGTAAGTCGCTACACAATCGACGCTACTGGCATCTCCACATGGTCCGTAGCTGGCACCACCGCCATGACCCTTAACTCTACGGGGTTGGGGATTGGTACGAGTCCTTCGTACAAGCTCCATGTTCGGGACAGTGCGGCTACGATTGCAATGTTCCACAGCACGAATGCAAGTGGACCGTATGTCATCTTCCAGAACTCAACAGGAAATTTTGGAGATATAGGATCTGAGCTTGCAATCACCGGCGGTGGATCTGCTGGTAACCTTACGCTCAACAGTCGGTCAACGAGCAACCTGTGCTTATCGGTAAACGATACAGTTCGGGCGCGAATCGACTCCTCTGGAAACTTGCTTGTCGGTTTAGCTACTGCTGGAACCACCGCTGCCAAGACTATCCAGATTGCCAACGGAACCGCTCCGACTGCCGACGTCACTGGCGGCCAGCTCTACGTCGAGTCCGGTGCGCTAAAGTTTCGTGGAAGCTCTGGCACCATCACCACAATCGCAGCCGCCTAATCTAAACGACTATGCCTACCATCCTC